GCAATCAGCTCTTCCGGTGTCATCGTGGTGCGGACTTCGGACAGGCTCATGCCCAGTTCCTTGGCAACGCCAAACTGCAACATGAGCCAGTTGTCTTTGCGAAGATCCGCTACTAGGCTTTTGGGTCCATCGGCTCTTCTTCGCCGTCGTCCAGAATGGCGAGCATCAGAGATTGCAGGTCTTTGTCCTTGACCTCGTTCTTAAGCACATCAATCTCTCCGCTGGAAAACAGCTTGCCGCCGTTTTCGTCCATTGCCTTACTGATCAAAAGCTGGAGTGCGAATGCGGAGGCATCGTCTGACTTGGCCTGCTTTTGGGCGCGTTCGCGTTCTGCCATCGTCAAAGGGCTGACGTACATCTCAAACACGCTGCCGTCAGAAAGCTCGACTTCGCGCTTTGTAGGCTCAAGATTGGCAGCCTTGCGAAGGCGGTCAATGGCGCGGGTAGGAACCGGCATGACAAATAATGGTGTATGAATCTACTGTAGCGTTTAGATATTAAAAGGCCCCGGCGAACCAGGGCTTTTATTCGTATCCTGTAGTGGCTTATCAGGCGGTAGTGCTGAAGTCGAAGGTAGGTGTTCCAGCAGGACGGAAGTTGACAGTCACAGACTGCGCGTCATCGGGGTTGATGTTCAAGCTGGCAGATGTCAGCACCGCATCAAATTCGATGGAGCGGCTTTGGGTGTCATCCAAAGAACCGCTGGTGTAAACACGGTCTGTGTAAAGTTTCAGCGCTGCTCCTACTTGCTGGCGCTGAAGCACATCCTCAACCATTCGGTTGGACAGCGCAGCGTCTTCATTCGTCATGTAGACGGTTGCGGTGCCTGTTCCATCGCCAAAACCAGAGATGTAGGCGCGGAATGGAACGTACTGGCCAGGCTCTTGGCCAATCGTGGTTACGTCGATCTCGCTCCTGGTGATCTCAAAGCTCCAGTCGCGGACCTGACCGACAACAGCAAAGGCGGCGTATGAAACTTCAAAGGCGTTTGGAGAAACGGCAGTGCCGTCGTCAGTGATCGTGACAGCCGCACCGCCAGCAGTTGCAGACACCTGAAGCACGCCGGTATTCGCGGTGTAGCTGATCACGTAGTAGGTGGTGCCGGTGCTCAACCCCGCAGGAAGCGTTCCAGACCCTGCAGCTCCTGTCAAAGTGTTGACAAAGCCGAACTGGACCGGGTCGCCTACTCGGAAGTTGAGGTAGGTTTCAACGGTCACCGAGTCGTCGCCAGTGCTAACGTCAGACTCGGTAAAGGTGCCGGTAGTACCAGCGGGCTTGTAATAAAGGGCACCTGAAGTGCCGGACAGAACGGTGGTGGCCATTGGGCGTACCAAGAAATGAAGGTTTCTGCGGGCACTGCCCGGCTTCTTACAGGTTAGCGCTAATAGCTATTACAGGACTGTTGCTGTGTATCCTGTGTCGATTCGACCCACAAAATGTGGTGACTCCTCAGTTGCTGAAAATGTTGGCCCATTAATCTCGCCTACTTTTACATATACACCTGTAGTAGTCTTAGCTGTGTCGTTAATAGTCTCTAAAGCATCTACAGCGGCTGTGATTAATTCTTGATTACGCGACGGACCACGGCCTTTTTCCGTAAACACACGGATAACCAGCGCTCCACGCGCATTATCGACACTTGAAGTCAGCGTTGGTTCGTTGGTTAGGCCGAAAGTAATGTTGATGCGAACGTACTCGGTTGTGGTGTTTGGTGGGACGGCAGTGATGTTGTCGAAGTACACCGGCACAGAGGGCGTTAGGCCGCTAAATGCTGCCAGCAGCGGCGATTCCATTGATGCCCGGATTGCTTGGTAGTCCATTAGCTGTAAAGGTCGTCCATCTCAATTTTGACAGCCCGATTTAGTTTGCCGCCTTCTACATATGTTGCAAACCAATCAAGGTCTGCCGTTGCCCCAGACTCGCTGTCTGGGTCGCCTCCGCCGACGTATCCACGGTATGACGGTTGCTGACGCCCGCCATCACCTTCTCTAAATTTACGCAGACCCAACTGTGTTTGCGGTAATGGCTCGCCAGGAGGTCGTATAAACGCGCTCTCTATTAAATCCGTTGCTTCCGCTGCATACTCTGAAAAGTTTGAAATCGTAAATACTATTTTGTCTTGTGTAAGTAAACTCTTTACCACTTGCTGACCGCTAACCAGCGGAGAATAAATAGGGCGTGGTTCCCCAGTTTGCCCGTCACCCTTAGAACTTCCAAGCCCTGATGGACCTTCAATTTGCCAAGAGTTTGAAAATCGCCCGCTCCAGCTAGGGCCTTCTTGTTGTAATTCCCTGACAGTGCGTTCAGCAGCGGCTCTGGGGCCGTTAAACACCGTAGTTGCTGCTACTCGGTCCAGCTCTTTCAAAAGTTTCCATACACCGTTTCGTGCCATTACTGCGGCCTCACGATCAAGGTGTGGTAAACGGGCTTGTCACCACGATAGGTGAGGACATTGATGATCTTTGCTTCGCGGGTCGCTCCAGCCTGTGGGTACTGGACGCGGTCGGCTTCGGTTGGGTAGTAGTCGCCTAGCTCTTCGATGCCAATCAAAATCTTCACATCCGTGGTTTGGTACAAACCTTCGGATTCACGCGGGGTTAGTCGGCTAATGATTCCGCGCACCGTGACATTCGTATCCGCTCCAGTGACAGCGCCGGTGGCTGGATCGTAGGTGCGAGGTGTTGTCGTCTTGATATACGTGATGTCTTGACCCCAATCGTCAAAAATTCTTTTGGGGATTGGCGAAAAGGTATCGTCAATTAAGCTCATGTCATCCCCTCACTACACGCACTTGGTAGCCGCCGGAGCCGCCAATCGTGTACGCGCCAAGGTATGACTGCAGCCAGGGGTAGACATCAAAGATGTTGTTGATCGCGCCAACGGCTTGGCTGTCCGTGTTGTACTTGACTTTTAGCTCGCCCAGCTCGACCTGCTCGTAGATGCCGGTGGTGCCCGTGTTGCCGGTTACAGCGTCGGTGTCGTTTGCAAGGGCGCGGGCCAGCTCATATGTTGCGTACTTGATTTCTGATGGGATCTCGCTGCATAAAAGTTCTACGCGGTCTACGTGGTAGTTATTGCGGGGCCAGCTCAGGGCTTGGCTTGTGCTGCAGCGGTCGCCGTAAAAATTAAGGCCGTCGATCCAGCGGGTGGCGCTGATAATTGCGCGGTTCTTTTGGTCGTCGGTTTTGTCGTCCCAGGTGCTGCTGTTTGGGACGGTTTCAAAGTACGAGTTTGCCTCGGCCAGCGTTACAAAGCTGTTGGAGGAGGCTCCCTTCAAAGTGGCGTCAATTACAGCTGCCACGACAATGTGCGATGCTTTGTTTCAGTTTAACGCCAACAAAAAGGCCCCACCGAAGTGGGGCCGGTGCCTCGCAGTCCGATCTGATCTTATCAGGAAGGGATGGCAGAGGTATCCAGAGGGGTGTTCACGATCAGCTCGACCATGGGGATCAGGTCGATGTCGTAGGTGGCACTCCACTTGTTGGCGGTAGCCAAGCTGGCGTTGGTGGGGTTGTCACCGGCGTCGGTCCACTTGGTGCCCATGACGTGATAGGCGGTGTGGTAATCGACAGACAGCACGTCCTGCTTGGAGAGGACGTTGCGGTCAGCTTCGATCCGCAGATCTTGCTGGACGCCTTCCAGCACGGAGCCAGCCTTCATCAGGTAGCAGCGGAACTCACTGACGTGGGTCGCAGTACCAGGGCGAACAGTGTTCACCTGAGGGTCCATGATGACTTGGCAACCGGCAAACTCGCCGATGGCTCGGGCGTTCACGCCGACGCCGCCGCCACCCCAAGTCACAGCGCCAGAGGCAGCCAGTGCTGAAGTGGAGAAGGTCAGCAGACCCACCTGATACAGGTAGAAGCCGACAGAAGGGTGGACAACAAGAATGTCCAGCTCATCGCCGCGCTCGCCCAGAACAGAGCGGGCCTCAGCAATGGTCGCTGCGGTCAGGTAGTTGGCCTCGCCTTGGCCGGAAACAGCAGCAACAGCCTTGTCCAGTGAGTGGGCAGACAGTGCAGTACCGAACAAACCAGCCAGCTGAGAGAACAGACGGGCGCTGTTCAGCTTGTTGATGGCGTCGGCCAGTTGGTTGCGGATGTGAAGCATTGGATCTTCACCAGCAGCCAGCAGTGCCACGTCGTCCACTGCGTACGCGAAACCGCGATGGCAGATGGTCGCAATCTGGGTTGCGGTGCCGATCTTTTGAGGGGTCAGGTAGCCAGCGGAGCTGGAACCCCAAGTGGCGGTTCCATCCATGATCTCCTCGGTGGGAGCCACTGGATTGAACTCGGGAACCTGAATGCGGGTGCCGCCTTCGCGGGCATCCAGCAGAGAGTTGCGCACAACAGCGCCACTCTTCACAAACAGGGAGCGCTCTTTGATCGCCTCAGACACGTAGGTGCTGAGGTTATTCCTTTTTACGATGTCCGCGAGCAGGACACCGCCGGAATAATTCTGAAAAGGGGCGGCCATGGTTAAAAACCAAAGTCAGGGTTGACGGGTCCAAGCCACAGACTTGTAGAGGCCGCCCCACAGGGACTTACAGTGACGCTTCCCGCTTCAGCACTGCTGCAAGGTCGGGGTCTTGCGCGTCAATCTGCATTTGCCTCGTTATGTTAATACTACCCTCCTTCCAAGGATTAGGCATACCGGGAGCAACAGCAGAATTAGGTGTTGGTTTGGCACCCATTCCTGCAGCACTACTGGCCTTAAAGTGGTGCTCAAAACCTGATCCGGGATTCTTAAGATTACTCAAGTAGGTGTTAATGTCCTGTTTAACACCTTTGTCCAAGATTGAAACGCTGCCGTCATCACCACGGTGCAGATTGTTCTGCAACAGAAGCAGCATTTGCTCGGCGTTGATCGCCCCGGCTTGACTGATCGCTGCCAGAGCACTGGTGCGGGTGGCTGCGGCTTCGTTGGATACTTTCAGCTCTTCCAGCTGGCGCTGGAGGTCGCTGATTTGCGTTTCCTTTTCCTGAGCGGTCTTGTTGGCTTCTTCCCACAGGTCTTTCCATTGGCCTTGGTCTTCCAGCGTTTTCTTGCGCTGGTCGTCCTGCTTTTTGTAGACCTCGTCAAGTTTGGTCTTGATGCCCTGGAAACGCTCCTCAGCCTCGGATGCTTGGGCTTTTAGTGCCGTTAGCTGGGCCTCGTACTCCGCTTTCAGGGCAGCGGTAGGATCGGGAGCGCTGGTCTCTGCAGCCACGGGCTGCTCAGGCTGCACCACGGGTGCTTCCTGGATTACTTGCTCTTCCATGGTCAAAAGTCAAAGTTGGGGGATGGAGGTGTGCTAGCAGAGTCGGCTGCTGGCTTCCGTTTACGAGTGGGCTTGCACACTTTTGGCTCGGGCTGGGGCTCACGCAGCTCCACAAGTTCCCACTTATAGGAACCATCGGGCTGCAGCACCTTGTCTAAAGATTTGCCCATTGGCTTTTGGCGTAACTGTTTTATTCTACTGAATTACTTATGGGCTCCTCAGTTTCAGTTGCGGTCGTCAACACCTCACCCTGTACCAGAATCTGGCGGAACTCATCACGGCCCAGTACGCCTTGATCGAATAGTGCGGTAAGGGCGGTGATGTCTTGGCCGATTAGGCGGTCGATGTCAAAGTCTCGGCTTAGTTTGACTTCCGGTGGCTCGATGCCCACGTAACTTGCTGCCAAGTTAAATGACTTCTGCAGCGCTTGCTCGATGTCCATGGACACCATTGACAGCATTGAGTTTGTGTCTACGCGGTCCAGGCGGCGGGCATCCGCAGACTCGGCCACAAACTTCTGCTGGCTCAAAGTGCTGATGCCAAGAGTGGCCATCTGCATCTGAAGCTCTTTGATTTCAGCAGACTGGGCCTCAAATGCACTGGCAGCTGGCTCGACGTAGTAAATCTTGTTGCCTGGTGCGGTTGCCATCGCGTAGTTAACGCTGACAGCCATGTCCTTGGTTTGGTCGTCCCAGCCTTCCATAACCAAAATTGGCTGGGATGCGATATGCAGGCTGTGGATTAGGTCGGCTTGACGCTGGAAATGCGCCAGGTTTAAGTAGGCGATGTCCAAAAGTGGGGGTTTGCTTGTAAGTGTGTCGGTCTTGCCGGAGTATGTCGTGACTAGGGGGATTTCGCCCAAGCTGTAGTCGCCGGATTCGACTAATTC